CATACGACAGGACTCACGCAGAAGCCTTGAGAGCCGAGAAATTGCTGGACAGCTCCGACACCCGCCTGAAACGACTAACGGCGCTCAGAGAACCTCAGAACGCGCTATTGAGAGCGGAGCATCGGCAGAGGTTGCGTATGGAAAGGAAACGAGGGGAGCAGCTCCGGGAGTACCTCCAGGAGCTTAAGAGGGGGTAAGACCCCCAAAAAGGTGACTGGTGTCACCTAGACCAGTTACATCAAGTATAGAACTGGTCTAACCTGCCTCCTGACAGACTCAATCACTGCGGAGGCAGTCAAATGGCACGACGAAATATGAGCGCCCGGAGACACGGCCGGAAGTTCGCCAAGGGGCGAAAGAAAATGCGAGCCGTCAATGCAGGCTCGCCAATGAGAGGCGGGTTCCGCCTCTAATGAGCTGCGCACAGCAGCTCGAAGCCTACCGGCCCGCCCTCGGGGGGCCGGTGATCTTCAACAAACCAACAAACGGAAGGGCGTACACGCCAATACAGCTACCGTGCGGACAATGCATCCTGTGCCGCCTGGAGCATGCAAGACAGTGGGCAGTAAGAATCACCCACGAGGCCCAGCTATGGAACCAATCAAGCTTTATCACCTTGACGTACGACGACGAACACTTGCCGAGCCAAGGTTCGTTGGATTATTCACATCTGCAGAAATTCTGGAAGAGATTAAGAAAGGCACTCGGACCGCTACGCTATTACGCCGTCGGAGAATACGGAGATGAAACAAACCGCCCGCACTATCACGCGTGCATCTTCGGGCACGCGTTCACCGAAAACAGAACAATCCTAAGAGACACGCCTACCAGGCTATGGACAAACGAGCTGATCACCAGCTCGTGGGGAATGGGACACGTAAGTGTCGGAGCGCTGACCTTCCAGACAGCGCAGTACACCGCTTCGTATGTCACGAAGAAACTGAACAACAAGAGACGGTATGTAACCGTCAACAAAGAAACAGGAGAGCTCGAAGCCCTGGTCCAACCCAGGGCATTCATGAGCTTAAGACCCGCCATCGGTCGAGACTGGCTGGACCTACACGGCCTTAGCGTCTACGACCACGATCGGGTCATCATCAATGGAAGGCCGCAAAAACCGGCCAAATACTATGACCGATGGCTGGAGCAAATAGCACCAATAAAATGCAAAGAGATAAAAGACAATAGGAGGCAAAACGTAAAACACTTAAGCAAAGAACAGACGCACGCGCGCGCGCGAAACGCGCACGCACGCGCGAAGAGTAAGAGCAAGAGCGTGTGACGACGTGCGCCTTTGGCGCTCGTCACACGGAGAAAAGAGGGCTTGACCACAAGGTAATCCCCTGGAAGGGGATAACCTGTGGACAAGCAAAGCAAAGAGCAGAAAGGAAATTATACCGACAGGAAAAACCCTGTCAAGGAATAAGCATATGTACAGAAACAAAACAGCGCGTCAGCACAACTTCGCAACCGTTCCACGCGCAGATATACCAAGATCAAAATTCAGGATGAAGCAAACACGGAAACAGGCATTCGATGCCTCTGACTTAATACCCGTGATGTGCGAGGAAGTGCTGCCAGGAGACGTATGGCAGCACAACGAATCAATCATGGCGCGACTGGCCACGCCGATCGCGCCCGCGGTCGATGATATCGACCTGGAGACGTTCTACTTCTTCGTACCGAACCGCATCATCTGGACAGGATGGGAAGACTTCATCAGCGGAGTAGACACGTCAACAATCCCGACCTTCAAACCACTAGAAGTCGGAGCAACAACAGCAGTAATAACGGGGGGCGTCCTGGATCACTTCGGACTGCCACCCCAAACCTATACCGGAACCGTCGCACCGTTCAACGTACTGCCCGTATGGGGCTACTTCACAATCTGGAACGAATGGTTCCGGGACCAAAACCTACAGACAGAATGGGTCTGGGATGAAGCGGCCTGGAACAACGAATTTAACAACTCAATCGGAAATGGCACCGACAACTGGTACCAGGAACCACTGAGGGTAAACAAAAGACACGACTACTTCACGAGCTCACTGCCGTTCGCACAGAAAGGCACAGCCGTAACACTGCCCCTGGGAACAACCGCGCCGGTAACCGTACTGAACCCGGCCGCACCGCCGAGCTTCTATGACGGAGTCAGCGCACTGACCAGCGACCAGCTGCACATGACTACAGGCAGCCCGACGGTGACACTGGCCGGAGGAAACGCAACCGCAACAGCGGATCTGTACTGGTACGACCCAAACCTGCAGGTCAACCTGGCCGCGGCAACAGGGGCAACAATCAACGCCATCAGACTGGCGTTTCAGACACAGAAACTGCTGGAAAGAGACGCAAGAGGGGGAAGTCGATATGTCGAGCAAATTCTCAGCCATTTTGGCGTCCGTTCGCCGGACTATCGACTCCAGAGGCCGGAGTACCTGGGCGGCAGCAAGATCCCCATCACCGTCAATCCAATTGCGCAAACCGCAGCCTATGACGCAGAACCGGACCTCACAGCAAACAGCAACCTCGGCAACCTCGGGGCCGAAATGCACGCAAGCGGAAACAAGAGGACTTTCACCTACTCTGCTACCGAACATGGCTACATCATTGGACTGGCCACCGTACGTGCTACTCCTACTTACCAGCAAGGAACCAGAAGGCACTGGAGACGGCAAACAAGACTCGACTACTACTTCCCCGTGTTCTCACACCTCGGAGAACAGGCAGTAGCAACACAGGAAATCTACCAGCCAGCCAACAACACACCGGCAAACGCCACCTGGGGCTACCAGGAGAGGCATGCCGATTACCGATACACGCCAAACGAAATCACGGGGACCCTGCGCAGCCAGAGCGCACTACCCCTGGACTGGTGGCACTACGCGGAGGAATTCTCCGCAGAACCGGCGCTGAACGACGACTTCATCACCGATAAAACAAAGGAAACGCTCGCAAGAAGTTTGGCGATCGACACCGCAACCAGCGAACAATGGAGCGCGCAAATCATCATGGACATCCTGCACGACTCAAACGTGGCCCGACTGATGCCAGCGTACGCAGTACCTGGACTGATCGACCACTTCTAAATGGAACAGGGAATATGGGCGGTATACTTCGCAGGAATCACCGCCATGCAATACCACCCCGGCGCAAGCCGGGGTGAACACAAAATAATCAGCATCGAGGAATGCGCACAAATAGCGGACCTCATGCTGAAAGAACACAAAAGGAGATATCCATGCCCTGGATCATCGGAGGACTAGGAGTAGCGGGATCGCTACTCGGAGGACTGTTCGGCGGGAGCGCCCAATCTTCCGCCAACAAAACCAACATCAAACTCAACAGAGAAAACCGCGACTGGCAGGAAATGATGAGTAACACCAGCTACCAGCGAGGCACAAAGGACATGATCGCAGCGGGACTAAATCCCATGCTGGCCTTCAGCCAGGGAGGAGCAAACACGCCAAGCAACACAGCCGCAACCGTCGACGCGGTAACCGCACCAGCAGAAGGAATCAACAGCGCAGCAAACAAAGCCTTACTCGCGCTGCAAGCACAAAAATTCAAAGCTGAAATCGACAACATCAAAGCCAACACACAGCAAACAGGCGCCACAACCAGCGGGATCATGCTGGAAAACGTAATCAAGGGACAGGACTCAAGCGCCCAAGGCTTGAGATACCGACTCGAGTCGCAAAACTATGGCGCCCAAAAACTCTACAAGGAGATCGAAGGACAAATCGAACGCAACCGGCTGACAGCAGCCGAAGCACGACAATTCGAGCGAACCATGCCCTTCATGCTGCGCCTGGCAACAGCAGACGCCCAGATCAGGGAACAGGGAATACCCGAAGCAGAGGCCAACGCCAAGCTGTGGAAACAGCTGGAACAATTCGGCGAAAAACAAGGCTGGGGAGGCGACATGATCGCAAAGGCCATATCACTTATCAGGAGCATATCGCGATGATCTACCAAAAAAACCGGCTGAAGGCCCGAACCTTCAGCAACAAACCAACACTCACAGACCAGGCAGGAGCAAGAGACACCGACATAAACGTGATCGTGGGCCAATTCATGGTCCACGGACAGCTACCAGGGAACAGCAAACAACCCATCCAGGGGGCTGACTTCACGAACATGCCCACAGACCTAAGAGGGTTCATCGAACTGGGCAAATCAATCGAGACAAACAAGCAAAAGCTACCGCCGCAGCTAAAAGGCATGAGCCTAGAAAAAATACTCAGCTTGACGCCTGAGGAACTGAAAACAATACTCGCGCCGCCTGAAGAAAAACCGAAGGAAGAAACGAAATGAAAATATTCGCAATCAAGGACAGACTGATTGACTACTTCATGCAACCGTTCGTTGCCCAGGAAGAGAAGGCTGTCATGGCAGCCATAGCCAACGTCATTAACACGGAGCCCTACAAAGATGCAATCGCCCAAGCGCCGCACCACTTCGAAATCTGGCGGCTCGGAGAGATCGACGACGACGGACACCTCCACACCAGCAAAGAACTCATCGCCGGATGCGAGAGCCTCATACGACAGGACTCACGCAGAAGCCTTGAGAGCCGAGAAATTGCTGGACAGCTCCGACACCCGCCTGAAACGACTAACGGCGCTCAGAGAACCTCAGAACGCGCTATTGAGAGCGGAGCA